ATTCTTGTTGTTGCAGGTAGTATTTATGCATCTACTGATATTACTACTGATTCAGACATTTCATATAAACATGATATTAAAATTATTAATGATCCATTAGATAAAATAAATAAAATCAGTGGATATACTTTTAAAAGAAATGATATTATTGATGAATATCCTAATCAAAGATATTCAGGATTAATTGCACAAGAAGTTATTAAAGTTATGCCAGAAGTTATTACAAAAAAACATGATGGTAAATTAAGAATTTTATATACAAATCTTTCAGGATTATTTGTAGAAAGTATTAAAAAACTTAATAATAATATTAATTTTATTAATTTTAAAATTAATTCTTTTATTTGTATTTCTACTATCCTTTTTTCATATCTTATTTTCTTTAAATAGGCATACAAAATCTCATTATATCTTTTCTATTAATCTCATCTTCCTTTTCTAATAATTCTAATTTTAAATCTATTATTTCTTCTTTTTGTTTTTGTATTATATTCAATGATATTATTAATGATTTATAATATTCCTTCTTTATTTTTGATATATCATCATTTATATTAAATGATGATGTTAATAATTGATTACTTAAATATGATGCTTTGAGTTCCAAATTTTTTATATCTTCATCCATCTAATTATTGAAAAAATGATTTTTTTATTTTATTTTTTATTTTTTTTAATGTATAACAAAATCTCTAATTATAATAATGGAAAAATTTATATTATAAAATTTATTAATAAAAAAGATAATCATATTTATATTGGTAGTACTATTAATAATCTTAAACATAGATTCTCTAATCATAAATCTTCTCGTTTATTTAAAAGAAATAAAACTTCTTTATCTAAATATATTGAATCTAAATATAATAATAATTGGAATAATTGTTATATTCAATTATTATTAAATTTTCCTTGTAATTCAAGAAAAGAACTCGAAAAAAAAGAATTTCAAATTATTAATAAATTTTATAAAAATAAAAATTTTAAATTATTAAATATTAATGGTCTTTATAAAAACAAAAAAAAATGATTATTATTATTATTATTATTATTATTATTATTTATCATGAATTATACAAAAAAAGAATTAATTGATATTATTCTTATTCATTATCTTAAAAATAATAATATTATTGAAACTAATCTTAATAAACTTAATAAAAAAAAATTAATTTCTATTATTAATGATAGTGATATTCCTATTTATGATAATTCTAAATTAATTCAAGAAACTATAGAAATTGAAAATTATACTAATAATCTTGAAATTATTTATTATAATTTTATGAAATTTAAAAATATTAATATTAATATCATCAATTATATTAAAAATAATCCCTCTTTAACTTCTCATGATCTACATATTATTATTAAAAATAATTCTCTTATTATTAAAGATGATTTAAATGATATTAAAAAATTTAATAAAATGATTTTTGATATATCTAAAGCTATTCTTAATTATAATCATTCTATTAAATTAGAATCTAAATCTCTACCTGATATTATTAAAGTTCTTAATTTATATTAGAATTAAATTTATTATTTATAATGATACCTATTTTTATTACTATTATTGCTCTTATCTTATCCTTTTATATTATTTTTCATAATAATATTAATATTATCATTAAATTTTTTGCTATTATTCTTATACTTATTTCTATTTATGCTATTTTCTTTCAAAAATTATTTCTTCCTTTCTTAGGTATCGCCGCATATCCTCCTTCTTTAATTCCTAATGAAATGTATCCTCCTAATACTAATCAAGAAATTGAACTTAATTTAAATTATCCTAATGGTACTAAAATTATTTATTGGGCTGCTTCTCCTTCTCCTTCTATTAATTCTATTTATAATAATCCTTATGATGCATATGGTACTTATAAAAATAGTGGTGTCGCAATTATTAATAATAATATTGTTAAACTTAAATTTTTATGTCCATCTAAATATAAAGTACCTTTTAATGGTAATTATCCCCTTAATAAACATATTCATTATAGAATCGCTTATCCCAATAATCCAATTCTAAGTTCTGTAAAAACTATTAATATTAATTGTTAAAAAATCCTTTATTAAATATATTTAAATAATTATTATTATTATTATTATTATTATTATTAAATGATTCAAATTCTTTCATTTGATATAGGTATTAAAAATATGGCATATTGTTTTTGTCATTTTAATAATAATAATGATAATAATAATAATTATAATTTTAAAATTATTAAATTAAATAAAATAGATTTAAATTTAAATAAGAATTCTAATATTCAAAAAATTATTGATAATACTATTGAATTTCTTGAAACTACATTAAATGATGATATTATTATTAATAAAGATGATAAATTAATTGTTCTTATTGAATGTCAAATGACTTCTATTATGAGAACTATTCAAACTGTTATTAATACTTATTTTAAAATGATAGGTAAATATGAAGGTTTTAATCTTGATACTATTTATTTATCTCCTAAACATAAACTTAATATTATTAATAAATATAGTGATAAAATTGCATCTAATAGTTATAAACAAAATAAAACTGATGCAATCTATTTTACTGAATATTTATTAAAAAATACATATAAAGATGATAATATTCTTAATATTTTTAATAATACTAAGAAAAAAGATGATATTAGTGATGCATTTTTAATGTGTGTATATTATTATGAAAGTAAAAAATAATATCTTTAAAAATATTAGATATATAAAATATTTATTTTTTTTTAATGACTAGTGAAGAAGAAACAGAAATGGAAGAAAGAAGAGAAGAAAGAGAAAGAAGAAGAAAAGAACGTGAAGAATTAGAAGAATGGAAAAAAGATAAAGAATCTCATGATAAAAAAAAAGAAAAAAAAATTGAAAATACTATCTCTGCTTTTGCAATTTTTATTATTATATACATTTGGGTTTGGTTTATTAGTGGATTTTTTGCTTTTCTTGCATCTATTATTTGTTTTGGTTATTATGGTTCCATCGCAGATAAATTCTTAGGTGTAATTATTGTTCTTATTATTGGTCCATTCTATTGGTTCTATTTCATTTATAATAGTAAATATTGTACAAAAAATTCTTTAGAATATTCTTTATAATAATCTTTGAATTATTGTTATAGAATTATCATTTATTGTTTTTATCCTATTTTCACTAATTATTTTTGTTAATGATAACCAAAATTTATCTTTCTTATATTTCTTATTATTCTTATTTATTTCATCAGTCTTCATATATAACCATTTATAATAATCACTTTTATTTTTATTTGTTATTGTCATATAATTAGGATTTAATCTTTTTGTTTCTATTAATGATCCTAAAAATTTTAAAAATACCTTATTATTAATCTTATTTATCGGTATATAATCCCAATAATTACAAAAATATTTATAATTATATATTTTACAATTTATTAATTTATGTTTATTATCCACATATACCTGTCTATCATCTATTATTATTATTTCTGGATTTGGTACCTTTATTTTCTTCTTTATATTCTCTATTGATTTTAAAAATGATATCTTTTCATTCTCTATTACTGGTGCACAATCATTTCTTGTAAATATTGGTCTATCAAATTTTATATCTAAATTCTTCTCTATTATTTGTATCTCCTTTTCAGCCCATTTCTTTTCTGAAGCAGTATATACATAAAAATATGTATTTTCCATTATTTCTTTCATTGTTTTTATAAATTTTCCAAAATATGGTCTTATTAATTTACTTTTTTCATTATAATGTTCTTCTAATATATCATTTATCTTTATTTTATATCCCAATTTTGCTAATATTAATGATATCTTATATATTTCTGTTTGATATATACAATCACCTATTATTGTTCCATCTAAATCTATTATAAAAACATTACTAACAATATTCATAATTCTATTTATAAATTCTTATTAAAATTTAATTAAATTTAAAAAAAATTGATTTTTTATTTTTAAATTTTTTTACATCAATTTAAGAATGTCAACTACTGTATGTAATAATGATTGTATCTGTATCAATTGTGATTGTTCTTATTTTCATCCTATTACCCTTCAAGATCGTAAAATTTGTTTTAAAATTTATAATAAATTATCTAATCCTAATAAAAAAGAAGATGATCCAGATAAAAGAAAAGCTAATTGTTCTAATGGTAAATTATGTATTAAAAATAATTGTGGATATCGTCATCGTCTTTCCTTTAATGATCGTCTTAAATTAAATGAATCATTTCAAAAAACTAAAATTGAAGTTATTAAAGATATTAAAGTTAAACCTATTAAAGATATTAAAAATTTTACTATTAATACTTCTAATCATTTTCTCCTTCTTCCTGATGATTTTGAAGAAGAAATTAAAGAAGAAATTAAAATTCCAATTGAAATTAAACAAGGTTTTAAAGATGCTCTTCTTTCAATTAATAAAAAAGAAATTAAAGATGAAAAAAAAGAAATTAAAATTGATTTAACTAGAGTTATTCCTGAAAATTGGGCTGATATGTGTGATAGTGACGATGATGATTTCTTTATGAAATTTTAATTTAAAATAATTTAAATATAACATTTATTTTTGTTATAATATTTTAATTTTTAATATTAAGTAATATGGCTAATATTGATAATATTAATAAAGATAAATATATATCACATATACTAAAAGATATTTTTTTAATACCTACAATTCATAATAAAATTATTAAACATAATATTGAAAAAATTAAAAAAAATGAATTATTAGATTTTAAATATTACATTACTTTAATTTATTTATTAAATTTTGATAGTTATATTAATTATTTTAATGAAAATATAATTTCATATAATTTTATTTATATTTTTATATCTTCATTCTATTTTTATATTTCTGATTTAATATTTAAGTATTTAAAAAAAACTATAAAAATATCAGATAAAATGGAAAAACCTTCAAATATTTATGTTGAACATTATAATATTATAGATAATATTAATAAAATATTTAATAAAATCAATAAAATTAATTTTTTATTGATTTTATTAAATATTTTATTAGCTAATAATACTAATATATTAGAATTTTTTATTAATTTATTTTATCCTATACCAAATCCTAAAACAGATCCTAAAACAAATCCTAAAACAGATCCTAAAACAGATCCTAAAACAGATCCTAAAACAGATCCTAAAACAGATCCTAAAACAGATCCTAAAACAGATCCTAAAACATATTCTAATAAAAATATAGATTTAAATGAATATATTTTAAAATTAAATTTATTATTTGAGGATAATACTACAATTAATGATTATATTGATTATTTAAAAAAAATAGATTTTACTAAAAAAAATAATGATAACTATAATTATTCTATATTTAAAATATTATTATTAAATTTATTATATACTTTTAAAAATAATACTAATGATTTTATTTTATTAAATAAAATTAAAATTCAATATGAAGTTATTGAATTATTTTTAAATTATTATATTGATTTATATAAAAAAAATATTTCTAATAATATTAAAAATTTTGAATTTTTTAAATCTAAATCTATTGATGATAATAATAATTCTAATAAAATAATATTAGAAATTAATGATAATAATATAAATTATTATTATACAGATAATAATAATTTATATTTTATTACAGATACTACAAATACTACAGATAAAAAATTTAATATTACAACATCTAATAATATTACTGAATTAAAATTTATTGATAATAATGATATTTTTAATTCTTTAGGTTTAATTTTATATAAAATTTTTTATATTAATTATTTAAATGAACCATAATAATATTTTTGTTTCTATTGCAAGTTATAGAGATGATGAATGTATAAATACTATTCATTCTTTATATAAAAATGCAAAAAATCCTTCTTCTATTTTTATTGGAATTTGTCAACAAAATAATTATAATATTGATAAAGATTCTTTCTATAATTTATTAGATTTTTATAAAAATAATTATAAAAATAATATTAGAATTATTAGATTACCCTTTTATGATGCAAAAGGTCCTTATTATGCTCGTTATTTATGTTCTTCTCTATTAGATTTTAATAATGAAAAATATTTCTTTCAAATAGATAGTCATACATCTTTTATTAAAAATTGGGATGAAATACTTATTAATATGTATAATGAAATTATTGATTTAGGTTTATCTAAAAAACCTATTATTAGTTATTATCCTAAAGATATTATTTATCAATATAATGAAGATATTAAATATATTCATAAAGTTCCTGTTTTTAATGGTGTTATATGGAAAAATGATAAAAAAGTTTTTATTTTAAAACCTGCAGTTTATAAAAATACTAATAATACTTATATTAATACTCCTTTTTCTGCTGCAGGTATGATTTTTAGTTCTTCTTCTTTAATTAAAGATGTTCCATTTAATTCATCTCTTATTAATTTATTTGATGGTGAAGAAATTTATAATTCTATTAGATTTTATTTAAATGATTATGATATATTTATACCTAAATTTAATATTATTTTTCATGAATATAATAGAAATAATAAACCTAAATTTTGGGATGAACCTTTATGTAAATTTAATGATACTAATGCAACTTCTTATATAACTAAATTTTTATTTAATTTTCATAATAATAATTCTTTTTCTTCTAAAAATAGAACTCTTAAAGATTTTTATAAATTTGCAAATATTAATATTTATTATTATTATTTTTATTCATTTTTATTTTATATTATCTTTTTTATCATTTTTATTTTATTTATCATTATTTATTTTATTTTAAATAATAATAATAATAATTAAAATGATAAATTTTATTAACAATCCAAAAAAATGTTTTATCAATAAATGTAATATACAACAATCATTAGCTATTGAAGAATATAATAATTATATAAAAAAAATTAAAAATTTAAATGAACAATTCGCAAATAAAGAAATTAATGAAATTGATTATAAAAATTCATTTTTAAAACTTTCTAAAATTAAAAAAAGATTTACTAAAAAACAAATTCGATAAATGTTATTCTATTATGAAAAATAAAATTCTTAAATTAATAAATTTTATTATTAAAAATCCTAATAACTCTTTTAATAAAACTTTAATCTCATTATTTCAAGAAATACATAATAAATTAATTACTAATAATTTTAATCTTACAGATTTTATTAAATATAATTATAAATTTAAAGATAATATTTATAAAGAATATAAATATTATCCTTAAATAATTAAGAGAAAAAAATATGATAGATATTATTAAAAATAATAGTAAATGTTTTACTAAACATTGTAATAAAGAACAATTATTAGTTATTCAAGATTCTAATAATAGATTAAATATAATTACAAATTTAATAAATGATTTTACTAATAAAAAAATTACAGAAAAAGAATATTTGAAAAATATGAAAAATATTAATAAAAATATCTTAAGTAATTATAATATTGATCTATTAAAATGTCAATTTAATAATTGTTATTCTATTATGATAAAAAATATTACTAAAATATTACAATTTCTTATTAAAGAATATACTAATAATCCTAATAAAAAATTTATTATTTTAATTAAAGATACTTATAATAAATTAAAAAAAAATAAACTTACCGTATATGATTATATTGATTATAATAAAAAATTTAATAATTTAATTATTAATAAATATAAATAATTATCAATAATTATTTTTCTAACTCTGTAGTTCTTTTCTTCTTTTAATTGATGTTGTACTAATTATTCTCTTTCTAATATCATCATATGAATATTCATTATTTATTATTAATTCTTTATATGAATTATATATATTATTATATACATTTCTAATATCTTTATGTACAGGTTTCTCATTATTCTTTTTATATATATATTCCAGAAATTCATTGAAATCAGGAAATTTCTTATATCTTAAATAATAATGTAAATATTTATTATAAAATGAATGTTGTCTATTTACATCTACCTCATTTATTTTTGTAGCCATTTCCTTCCAATCATCATAATAATATGGTCGATATGTAATTGGTGAAATCTTTAAATAATTATTATCTTTAATATCATAATTATAATAATATTCATATTCATCATTATAATCTACTCTTAATACTTTTCTTGGACTTACTTCTTTATTAAATATATCAATAATTTTATCTCTATTTACTAATGAAAAATATTCAGGAAATTTAGATATAGAATTCTTATATTCTTCATCTCCTTCTTCTATTTGCTTAAAAATAGGTATATCATTGATATTATAATAATATAATGATAATAATTTATTTCTAATTTTATTCTCATTATTATTATTTCCATCATTACTAATATTTTTTCTTAAATAATTTTTAATTTTTCTATTATTTAAGTTATCATCATTCATTTTTATTATAAATATGAAGAATTATTTTTATATATATTTAAAAAATTGATTTATTTATTTTAAAATAGAATTATCCAATAATATGGAAGATATTCTATATAGAAATATTATTAATGATTCATTTTATCTCATTATTATGAAAGGTACTGAATGGCATAATTGTATTGAAATTAAACATAAATTTAATAATAAATTTATTAATAATGAAGAATTATTTAAATGTGATAAATTATATTTAAATCAATCTTCTATTTTAAAAATAATTAATCATTTAGATTTATATGATCCTTATACAAATATAAGTAATTATAATGATTCCTTTTATCTTTATTATAAATCTAAAATTATTAAAATTAATAAATGGATTGATCTATTTGAATTTATTTATACTCTTTAATTATTTTAATTATTAATAATAGAAAAATATTTTTTTATTTATGTCTACT